ATAAAAGAAGAGGAAACATTTCGCAAACTCCAAACTTCGGTTGAGCTAACAGGCAAGTCTTGGGTATCTGTAAAAGACGATCTTGACCAGATGATCGCCTCATTACAAGCGACAACTCAGTATGGCGATACCGAGACTGCGGAAGTATTAACAACCTTAATGCAATTAACCAGTGATTATGACAAATCCATCAAGGGCTTGCCAATAGCATTAGATTTAGCGGCAACTGGACTATTCGATACGGGGACAGCGGCTAAATATGTAGCAATGGCGCTGGAAGGCAATGTAGAAATGCTGGGACGTTATATCCCTGAATTGAAATCAACGAATAACGATATTGTTAAAAATGGCACAGCGGCAGAGAAATCCGCTGAATTTATGCGGATATTCAATGAAAAATTCGCCGGAACAGCCCAGAAAAATCTGCAATCAACTGCTGGACAGATGAAACAATTGCAAAATTATCTGGGTGATATTGGCGAGGCAATCGGAGGTGCTGTCCTTCCAGTAATGAATAATCTACTTGGGACGATGATTGATATAGTTAAAGTGCCAATGTCGCAGAAATTAAAAGATGAACAGAGTGAATTCAATAACCTTATATCAACCTTAAATAATGCTAATCTATCGCAAGAAACAAGAAATCAGCTAATAGAAACCCTACAAACTAAATACAAGTCATACATTGGAAACATAGACCTTGAAAGCGCATCCATTCAAAAATTGACAGCAATGCAAAATGCCGCTAATGATGAGTTCAATCGCAAAATCCAATTAGCCGCATCGGAGGAAATCCTCCGCAAAGAATACGAGAAAATTAACAATGTGCAAATGCAACTCACTAAGGCTCAACTTGAATTAACCAAAGCGCAGGAGCGAGCAAATACACAGATGTTTGTTGGTGGCACTTATGTTCATTCGTATAGGTCTGATGTTACACTATTAGAATTAAAAATAGAAGGACTAAACAAACAACTTGAAAATGCTAAAAAAGAATTTAATGAAGTCAGTGCAACCTTAAACGGTCTTGGATATAGTTTTAATACCGCCACAAATTCAGTTGTAAAATACGGTGAATCGGTAAATGATATTAGTTCTGAATCAATAAATAAAACAATTGAAGATATAGGCAAATTACCATTACTTTTTGAATTATCCACTGAGGCGGCTAATAAATACCATAAAGGCATTAGTGAACTTGAAGTAATTGATATACCTAAACAAGAAAAATTGTTTGATGAATTATTGTATATAAATACAGATTATACGTCGGCTTATGCCCAAGAATGGATTAAAGGAAACGAAGCCGAATTAAAATCAACTCAACAATTTATAAGTCAAGCGTCAAGCGCATTAGGTTCTTTTTCCAATTATCAATCAACATTAGCCAATAATAGAATAAGAGAAGCGCAAGATGCGGCAGAAGCCGAAATTGCCGCTATTCAGGAATCGGGTAAGTCAGAGCAGCAGAAAGAAATAGAAATAGCACAAGTTAAAGCAAATTTACGTGAATTGGAAAAAGCAGAGCTTGCCAAACAAAAGCCAATAAAATATGCGCAAGCAGTATCAAATACAGCATTAGGTGTAACCCAAGCCTTAGCCAGCAGTCCACCGCCATTTAGTTTTGTATTGGCAGCTATGGTAGCCGCCGCTGGTGCAGCTGAAATAGCAACAATTGCAGCTCAGAAATATGCTACTGGTGGAATAGTGCCGGGCATTGGCAACAAAGACACTATACCGGCAATGCTGACACCTGGTGAAGTCATTTTGAATCAAGCTCAACAGAGCAATCTGGTGCAAAATATGGGTGGAATAACAATCAATGTGCAAGGCAATCTTGTCGCTACTGAAGAAGAGGCTGACAGATTCGCACAAATAATTCAAGAGCGTTCTAAACTTGGTTATAATAGGATAGCGATAAACTAAATGCTGACAATACCGACAAATATGCAAACGGCGCTAAAGAAAAATCCCAATCAGGAATTTCGGTATATAATCAAAATCGGGCGGTCATTAATTGCCAGTCCTTATACAGCGTCAAATTTCTATATTTCCAGTAATGCCACATTTGGAATAAATAATGTCGGAATAACCGATACAAGTGTATATCCAGTAGTGCCGATATTGCTGAAAGAGCCAGATATTACAGAGCAATTAGACATACGAGCGCATACCTCGACAGTAGGCGGATTTTCCATCGAGTTAGATGATAATTTTCTATTTCAAAATCCAGCGCATTCAAACGCATTGGAAAAATTTAGTGACCAACTGAACACTTATAATATATACAACCGAGATCTTTACATTTATCTATGGTTATCAGGGCTAACAAATCTTCAAACTGAATGCCTTAAAGTATATCACGGAATCGTTGGCGATGTCAAAATTTCAAATAACAAAGTGATAATCCCGATAAGCAACTCGACATTTAAAGTTCAGAAAGAGCTACCACAAAAAATTATAAATGTAAATGACCATCCATTAGCGCCATCAGAGTCAATAGGGTTGCCGTATAGTCTTGTTTACGGGCAACACAAATATTTGTATTGCAATCCTAACAAATCGCTGGCGACGTCTGTTGAATTAAACAATCTTATCCCGTGTCGTTATGTAGGACTTAACGCCAATAATAAGCATCGCTGGGTTATATCCAGTAACAAATGTAAATCTATTAATGCACTTTGGATATACGATACACAACTTGCCAAATATACCCAATTATTATCTGGCTGGGTAATAGAATTTAATAACGAGGTGGATGGAGCAATTGTTAGAATAGACAATGACCCAGTTTATACTGATTATCATTTGAGTAATGGAAAAGTCGTAGCTACTATAAGCGGTTCAGGGGTTACAATATTTTCAAATCCGACACGAGCAGGTGATAAAGCATTTGACCTTGCCACAGTTGGTAGTATAAATAGCGGGGCTGGTTTAGGTTCTTGGATAAAAATAGCAATCCAATTTCCTGAATGGAAAAATCAAGTGATTGATGATATTAATATAAGAGAAATAATGGTGTCATTATTCGCTAAATATGAGGCAACAGGATTATATGGTGATCCATATTCCAATTGGTTTAAAATCGAATGTAGTTTCGATGACACAAATTGGGAAGATATAACTGACCAATTTCCGACAGACGAAACAACCTTAGAAAACATAAGATTAGCAACAATTAGTTATAATAATGCAAACATCGGGGCAACGATATACCTAAAAATAACTAAAATTCAGGCTGGAGCTGAACCGGCAACAACTATAACAATTTACGAAGTGTTTAAGTCTATTAAATATCGGTCAATAAATTTTCCACAAGTATTTGCATCTGTTAATGGACGAGAAGCAAGCGTCCCAGTCGCCGATGTTTTGTATAGTTTAGCAGCTGGCGACCTTATTGAGCATCCAGCTGCTATTATTACATCGCTACTCATTGACGAAATGGGCAGTACCAATATCGATATTAATTCTATCAATAATGTTATAACAGAACTTGCAGGCTGGAAATTCTCGGTGAATATCGATGGTTTTACAAATTCAAAGGAATTAATAGAGAAAATAGCTAAACAATCAAAGTTATTTCTCTATTGGAATGCTTTCAATAAACCAGCTATGGACACTTTTTTTGTTTCAAATACTACCGATTATGCGTTCCAGACCAATGATATTCAGGGCAGACCGTTATTATCCAAATCGTCATTAAGCGATATTGTCAATGATTTCAAACTTAAATATCACAAAAGTCCTAAAGGCAATCTTCAACTGGTTATTGAGCGTGCTAACAATACAGCGGGTTCAGGATCGCAAGCGGTATATAATACGGTTAACGAATTAGTAATGGACGCCGATTATATTGCCGATGAAACAACTGCCAGATTATTAGCTGATCATTGGTGCAAAGATGGTGATGATAAATCATTCTGGTCAGTATTACACAATGTAATCGAATTTGAAACTGTTGACTTGCGAGGTGTGAACTTTTGGAATGCTGGTGTATTCAAACCAATACTGGGTCTGGAATTGACCGATATTATTGAGCTCCATTCCGACTGGGACAATATAATGAAATGTTATGGCGAATCGTGGGCTGGTAAGAAATTCAAGATTACGTCAATTACTCGTAAACCCTGGTCTTTGAAAATTAAAGCAATCGAGCTATGAGTTATACTATCTACCATCAGTCATTGGAATCAGCAACGCTGACATATAGCGCCACTGCAGATACTAATTACCCAGTTACGAATTTGCAGGACCGGTATAAAAACACGTTTTTCAAGGATACAGCTATAGGCGCAAGTATAACTATTAAAGTAGATTTTGGTAGTGCGAGAGCTTGCAATTACATTATTCTGCAGAATTATATCGCAACTGCTCCAGCATTTGCAAGGTTTGTATTGAAATACGGGACCGCAGATGACGGCATAAATTTTGAGAATTTAGCAAGTGGTTATAAAATCATTCAATCTACAAGCTTGACCAATTTTTTAGACACGTTTACGTCTAAAACTAAACGGTATTGGCTATTATCATTTGATAATGCAGGCGGAGATGATTTCAATAACTTGCAAATAGGTGCTATCTATCTTGGAACTCAGATGGCACTCAGTCATACACCAGAAATAGGGATTGTTTATAGTGCCGATTACGATGTCAATGTAAATCAAGGTGCAGGTGGTATCCGGGCTGGCTCGATTAATAACGCTACCGTTCGGCGTATTTGGCAATTCCAGTGGAAACTGCTAAACCCTACCGATAAGACAAACCTTGAAACGTTTCGAGACTCAGTTTTTATGAATAAGGGGCTATCACGCTATCCGTTCATCTGGTCGCCAGATTCAGGCACTACGCTTTACTCTGCCAGAACCAATGGCGAATTAAGCCTCAAGCAAACTGCATTTGAAGCTTACGAATGGAATGCAGTATTCGAGGAGGAGCTGTGAAAATAGAAATGCTATCGCCTTCTGAATTGATTCCTTACAAAAACAACCCACGTAAAAACGAGCAAGCTATTGATAAAGTGGCAACTTCTATTAGTGAATTTGGATTTAAACAGCCAATAGTTGTCGATAAGGATAATACTATCGTAGTAGGTCATACCCGCTGGAAAGCAGCTTTGAAATTAGGATTAAAGGAAGTGCCAGTAATAAGAGCAACTGACTTAACGCCAGAGCAGGCAAGATCCTACCGAATAGCGGATAATAAGACCAATGAATTTGCAGAATGGGACTGGGAAGGTCTGGGCTTAGAACTCGACGAATTGAAAGACCTTGATATTGATTTGGACTGGCTGGAATTTGACGAAAATAATTTTCCTGCAAGGATTAATGAAGGACTTACCGATGATGACGCCATACCAGAAAACGTTGAACCAATATGCAAAACAGGCGACTTATGGAAACTCGGCGAACATAGATTATTATGCGGTGATGCTACGAAAAAAGAAGATGTGGATCGGTTGATGGACGGGAAGAAGGCGGATATGGTATTTACTGACCCGCCTTATGGGGTGAACAGAGATAAGGGATTTGGTGGGGAGAGGGCATTCGGTGGCGGCATGGGAAAAAAAATAAAAAGCAGAGTTTATGATGGAGAGTGGGATAACGAAACGCCACCGCAAGAAGCGTTTGATAACTTACTCGAAAACAGCAAAGAAGCGATTGTGTGGGGCGGGAACTTTATTACAGACAAACTTCCTGTGAGCGGGTTCTGGCTCGTGTGGGATAAGCATCAAACGATGCCGACATTCGGTGATTGCGAACTGGCGTGGACAAACATACCGCGCAAGTCTGTGAAGAAATATGATGTTGTATATAACGGATTAATTGGCAAGGAGAAAGAACGGTTCCACCCAACACAAAAACCAGTCAAACTGTGTGTTGATGTTCTATCCGACTTGACAGAAGAAAACGCATTGGTTCTCGACCTTTTTGGTGGCTCCGGTTCAACTCTTATCGCCTGTGAGCAACTAAACCGTATCTGCTACATGATGGAGCTCGACCCGATATACTGCGATGTGATCGTAAAGCGCTGGGAGAATTTTACCGGTAAAAAAGCGGAGTTAGTCAATGCCTAAAAAAACAGGAAGACCGCCGGTAGAAATTGACCTTAGCATTGCCGAAAAACTTGGTAACTTGCAATGCACGATCAAGGAATGTGCTGCATTTATGGATATACCGGTAACCACCTTACAAGGCAGGCGTGATTTTCGTTTAGCTTACGAAAAGGGTCAGGAAAACGGAAAGATTTCACTTCGGCGAGTTCAATTCAAACTTGCTGAACGTAATGCGACAATGGGCATTTGGCTGGGTAAGCAATACTTAGGTCAACGAGAGGCAACCTATGAAACCAGCGAACCTATTGACTTAAAAGAATTTGCAGAGGTTATAGCGAATAATTATGAACCTGAAGCCACGTAATACACCGCCAAAGCTTGTAAACCTAACGCCTATTCAGATTCAATACCTGAAAGACGAGAGGCATCGGTTTTTCATTAATCCATCTGGTAGGCGATCACGCAAGACACTAATAGCGAAGCGCAAGACCCTACTGGCGGCATTGCGAAACCCAAATACTAATTATTTCTGCGGTGCGCCAACTCACGCACAGGCAAAGAATATCTACTGGAATGACCTCAAGCGGGATACCTATTATTTCACACAATCGAGGTCTGAAACTGAAATGAAGGTTATCCTAAAAAACGGCTCAATGATTCAGGTAATAGGGCTGGATAAGCCGGAGCGAATAGAGGGTATGCCCTGGCACGGCTGTCACATAACAGAAATCGGGAATATAAAAGAAACCGCTTGGGGTGAGAATATCCGACCGGTATTGAGCGATACAAACGGCTGGGCAATACTCGATGGCGTGCCGGAGGGGATCAATTTCCTATATGATTTAGCGCTGTATGCCTGCGATGGCGCATTACCTAAAACACAACCAAAGGTAGGTGCATTTGCCGAATCGAAAAACGATCCGCAATGGTGTTATTACCATTGGTTTTCCAGCGATGTATTGACTCCAGAGGAAATATACGCTGCTAAAATGCAATTAGATGAGCGCACATTCCGGCAGGAATATGAAGGATCATTCGAGAGTTACGCTGGCTTAGCCTACTGGGCATTTAGCGAAAAGAATCTTGATTTGTCAGTTGAATATCATAGAGGTGAAATAATCCATATTGGGATGGATTTCAATGTTGATCCGATGACGGCAACATTTAATCATATTCGTGGTGATGATATATTCCAATTTGGCGAAGCGTATTTGAATCATTCTAACACGTTCGAGATGATTGAGCATATTAAGCAATTATTCCCAGTTCAGGACTGCATAATATATCCGGATTCCACTGGAGCGAGTATGAGTAGTGACGCTAAGAAATCAGATATTGGATTACTCAAAAATGCTGGCTTTAAAGTGCGAGCATTGTCGGCTAATCCTTTTCAGAAAGACCGCATAAATGCAGTCAATTCAAAAATGAGAGCTGGCGATGGGAAACCGCATTACTTTGTTAATCCTAAGAACTGTCCCAAAACCATAAACGATTGGAATAAGGTAATGACTACCGCAGACGGACGGCTTGATAAAACGCAAGAGAAAACGGGGCTGGTCCATATCAGTGATGCAGAAGGATACCTTATTAACTTTTTGTTCCCTATTCAACAATCAAACGCATGGAGTATACAAAGATGATACCTGAAACTAAAGGTAAAAATGCAGTACTGGAATCTGTAATTTCAATGGCGAATAATGAGCGTATAGCACGCTATAATAATCTATTAATGAAAATCCATTATTATGAAGGCACAGCCAAGCAAAGAGAAAAATACCTGCAACCATACCTGAAAATTCAAGATGGCGATATACCATTCACATTTACAAATTTGACAAATAAAATTATTCGCCGTAAATCAAATGTATATCGCAAAGCACCAGTGCGATACTTCGATTCAGAAGTATCATATTACGATGAAATTACAGAAGAAAAAAATACAGTAATGAAGCAAGCTGAGCGTATGGCACATTTATTGGGCGTTCCAGCCATTCGGGTATTTTGGAATAAAAACAAATTCGGTTATCGAATAATTAGATATTATGAATTATTATTTGAAAACGATGCGGAGAAACCAAGTGCTATAATGTATCCGATTAACAATGGAATAACTGAACCTGAATTGTGGGTATATTGGGATTACCAAAACCATTATGTTATGGATGATAAAGGTATTCCTGTTAAAAACCAAGCGGCTTATGGCGTGAATGATAAGATGGCGAATCCCTATTCTAAATTCAATCTATTTCCATTTGCATTTTGTCATGAGTCTATGCCATTTGAAAGCTTTTATGTTTCAGGGGCGGATGATATAGTAGATGCAAACCAAAAAATTGATCTGGCATTAACAAATTTGAACTACGCCATTAGATATTCGGCAATTAAACAGGCATACATTAAAGCATTGAATCTAAAAGATGTAAATGTTACCGTTGGTTACAATAAAATTATGGCTGTTGAGGGCGATCCAGGACAAACCGAAATTGGAGTAATCGATTTGCAATTACAATTAACGGAAATGGTGGATTCAATTAAATTCCAAATTCAATTACTCGAAAGGAATAATGATCTATCGATTAACTGGGGTATTGAGGGCGCACCATCAGGATTTAGTCTTGTAGTTCAGAACATTGACCTATTATCGGGCTGGGAAGATGATCTCGATATATGCCGTAAATGGGAGCGTGATATATACGAAATTGAAAAAGCAGTAGCTAATGTAGATGCAAAGAAAATACTACCAGATAAAATGAATATTGACTTTTCAGAAATAAAATTTCCAGTAAATCCGGAAGAAGAACGGGCAAAATGGGAGTGGGAATTTTCACATAATATAAGCACACCTCTGGACTATATGAAATCACAATCGCCAGATACACCAGAAGACGAGCTAAAAAAACGGCTGGAAGAGAATGCCAAATTAACAAGCTCAATTAAAGCAGCTGAGAAACCCAAACCACTAACATTCGAGGAGCGATTACTTGGCGCAAATGTCTGAGAAGGCGGCGGACTATTTCGCATTGCAAGCGGAGCAAATCCGAAAAAAGTTAATCAATGAATTAAGGTTAATATACAAAAAGGGTGGAGACCCCGCCGCCTTTGCTGAACAAATGCTAAGTGCAAATTTCACAGAGCATATAATTAAGGACTTAGGATTCGCTGATGAGATGAACAGCCTATTTGTCGAATATGATAAAATCGCTGGTGGTATAGCGAAGACATTCGGGCAAGTATCAACAGCAGCTGTTGAACAACTCAAGACTTTAGACTCATTATTTTTCATGGAGCACGTGCGGGATGTGGGCGAAGCTTTAACTCGCCAAATGGTGTATGCTGTATATACAAGGATTGACGAAAAGACA